TGAACGATTTGTTAAGAAGATATATGATGATCGTTTTAATGAAGCCCTGCCCTATGTATATCGTGCCTACAAGCGCGAACAACAGGCCATGGAAAGCACCATGGGTGAAGAGTTTGAGGCCTGGGCTAATGAAGTAACTGAAATGAATTTAGAAGAAGATCTAGGCGATCACAAAGAAGAAATAGATCAATTGGACCGTTTAATGGCGAAGCCAATTGAAGCTGGTATCAATGGTGTAAGCGCCATTGGGGCCTTGCGTGACATCATTGGTGACACTCGTTTAGATGATAAACTACGTGCCCTGTCCAATGACACTAGTGACACGGCTGATGCCAGACCTTTAGTTATTGAATGGTTACAGGATCATGGCCACGCTGATCTAGCATTACGATACAGCCAGAATTACACACAACAACCAACCCCAGCCGCGGCACCACAACAGCCACAGAGTGCTGCGCCCAATGCCACTGGCAGCACTGGAATGGATGCTCCCAACGTAGCTGAACAAGCCGACCCACTGGACTTTCTGAGAAGCCTGGCTGGACTAAAACGATAAATATTTAAAAGGATTTTTTAAAATGAACCCAGATTTTTTCAGAAAGTATAGCGACCTATTTACCGAGTCAGAAGTTACTGAGCAAGCTGCTACAGTGGCAGTGACCTTTTTTAATTCAGGCACTGGTGAGCAGTACGGTAAAAAAGAAGTGCAAAATCTAGGATTAAGTTTAGATGCGTCTGGACAGCCAGTTATGACCGTTTCTTCCCCTTATGCTAGTGGCAATAAATTACAAGCCTACTTTGATGCAGTCAAAGGTGGTTGGTTCGCTGATTTAGATTAAATTAAAACCAAATAAAAATTAAAAGGTGAATTTATTTCGCCTTTTCTTTTGACTCTGTATAAATAAATGCGTATACTGTACTCATGTGCAGTATTCTTAGGCACATTATATCATGGCACATTTTAGGAGAAAACATTATGGCAATGACATTAGCGGAAATCCGCGCAAAACTTCAAGCATCAGAATCCCGCAGTACAGGTAATTCACAAAGCGGCGGTGACAACACCGTATACGCTCACTGGAATATCGCAGAGGGCACTACAGCCCGCATCAGATTCCTCCCCGACGCAAATCCCAAGAACAGTTTCTTCTGGGTAGAACGAGCAATGATTCGTCTACCATTTGCTGGTATCAAAGGCCAGTCAGATAGCAAGCCAGTTGTGGTTCAAGTCCCCTGTGTGGAAATGTACAACGATGGTTCGGCATGCCCAATCCTGGCAGAAGTCCGTGCTTGGTTTAAAGATCCAGCATTGGAGGAAATGGGTCGCAAATATTGGAAGAAACGCTCATACCTGTTCCAGGGTTTTGTTCGTGACAATCCTATTGGTGACGACAAGACTCCAGAAAATCCCATCCGTCGTTTCGTTATTAGTCCACAGATTTTTAATCTGGTTAAGAACGCACTGTTGGATCCAGAAATGGAAAACTTACCCACAGACTATCAAGCTGGTCTAGACTTTAACGTCAAGAAAACTAGCAAGGGTGGCTATGCCGACTATTCAACAAGCACCTGGTCCCGTAAGGAATCTGCGTTGACTGCTGATGAAGCGGCTGCTATCGAACAGTTTGGTTTGTACAACCTGAACGACTTCCTACCCAACAAGCCTAGCGATGTTGAGCTGAAGGTCATCAAGGAAATGTTTGAAGCATCAGTTGATGGTCAACCATATGATCCAGATCGTTGGGCCAACTACTATAAGCCCAGCGGCTTCCAGGGCGGTGGTTCAAATGAATCAGCAGCGGCACCACGTGCGGCAACACCAGTGGCAACACCTGCTCCGGCAGCGCAGCATGATGATCCTCCGTTTGAACCCGATGAAGACACACCAGTTGCATCAGCACCAGTTGCTGTACCAGCTGCGGCCAAACCCTCCAGCCAACGTGCTGAAGATATCTTGGCAATGATCCGAAATCGACAGAAGTAATCTAAAACGGCTCGGGCCTCTGCGGAATTGATCACCGTACGCCCGGGTTATCTTCAACAAGGATTTAACATGAAAAAACCCTTTGACTTGAGTAAATTCCGCAAGGATATTACTAAATCAATCGAAGGCCTAAGCATTGGCTTTCATGATCCAACTGATTGGATCAGCACTGGTAATTACGCACTAAATTATCTAATCTCAGGAGACTTCAAGAAAGGAGTTCCACTGGGCAAGGTAACAGTATTTGCAGGCGAATCTGGTTCAGGTAAAAGTTATATTTGTTCCGGTAACCTGGTTAAAAACGCACAAGAGCAGGGAATCTATGTCGTTCTGATTGACTCAGAAAACGCATTGGATGAAACTTGGTTACACGCTCTAGGTGTAGATACATCAGAAGATAAACTTCTGAAGCTAAACATGGCCATGATTGACGATGTGGCAAAAACTATTTCTACATTCGTTAAAGATTATAAAGCATTGGCTGAGGCTGATCGTCCCAAAGTTTTATTTGTTATTGACTCGCTGGGTATGTTGTTGACTCCAGTGCAAGTTGATCAGTTTGATTCAGGTGGTATGAAAGGTGACATGGGACACAAACCTCGTGCCCTTAAATCACTGGTGACCAACTGTGTTAACATGTTTGGTAGTCTAGGTATTGGCCTAGTAGCAACTAATCACACTTATGCGTCACAAGATATGTATAACCCTGATCCAGTGGTCAGTGGTGGTGCTGGCTTTGTATTCGCATCTAGTATTCTGGTGGCCATGAAGAAACTCAAGCTGAAAGAAGATGAAGATGGCAACAAAGTCACTGACGTACTGGGCATCCGAGCTGGATGCAAGATCATGAAGACCCGATATGCTAAACCGTTTGAGGACATTCAGATTCAGATTCCTTATGAAACTGGCATGAACCCCTACTCAGGCTTCTTTGATCTGATCGAAAAACGAGAAATGATTAAAAAAGAAGGTAACCGTTACACTTATACTGACCTTAATGGCGAAGTACATAAGTACTACCGTAAGGAATGGAATAAAAACGAAAACGGTATTATGGATCTGGTTATGACTGAGTTTTCCGCCAAGGAAAAGTTAGTAGCACAGACAATTATTGCCACTGAATCAGAGGAAGATGTAACAGAATGAGTATCGATGTAGATGTTCTTAGCGAAGTATATACTATCCTGAAGCAGTATATTCCTGTCAAGGACAGACAGGAAGCTGCTGATAACTTACTGAGTGTAATGGTCGATATGTTAGGCGACCAGGAGCTCAAAGAGTTTAGCGCCACTGACGCCTCACTCAAGCGAGCATTCAAGCAGTATGCAGAAGATGCAGATACTGATGACTTTAATGATGACGACGATAGTGACCGCTATGAATGAGAAACGGTTCTTCCCTATTAAGTCAGGTATTGCGTGTCAGAGTAAGTGGGCATGGAGTACCTTGTACCTTAACAGGGGAACCAATCATTCCTGTCATCGTGCTAGTACCAGTAAGTTAACTATAGAAGACTTCGACAATTTTCATAACACTGATACAAAAGTGAGAGATAGAAAATTAATGTTGTCAGGCCAATGGCCCACTGGTGGTTGTGAATACTGTCAAAAAATTGAAACATCGGGTGGCTTTAGTGACCGAATGTTGCAAAATACTATCCCTAATTTGTATCCCGTAGAGCTGGATACTGACATCAACAGTGTGATAATATCCCCCACTATATTAGAAGTATTTTTTGATAATACTTGCAATCTGTCCTGCGTGTATTGCCTCCCAGAAGTCAGTTCCAAGATAGCAGACGAATACAATCGTTATGGATCGTTTGATCAACAAGGTGTGCGATTAATGCCCATTACACCAATTAACACATCAGAGTTACAGGAACGGTTCTGGGTCTGGATGCAGGATAACTTTCAATCACTAAAACGCTTTCATTTTCTCGGTGGAGAGCCTTTCTTACAAAAGGGGTTTGACACGCTTCTGGATTTTGTGGACAATCATCCTAATCCTGACTGTGAAATAAATTTTATCAGTAACCTTATGTTACCACATGCCAGGTTTGTTGGCCAGATTGAACGAATTAAGACACTAGTGGCACGTCGAAAATTAAAAAGATTGGACTTTACTGCCAGTATAGATTGCTGGGGTCCTGAACAAGAATACATAAGACATGGTTTACGACTGGATCAATGGACACAGAATTTCGAATACTTAGTGAGCCAACGTTGGATAAAATTACAAATTAATCAGACTATAGCTAGTCTAAGTATAAAAACCATGCCCGAATTGCTGACTAAGTTGGCCGAATGGAATCAGATCAGGCCAGTGGGTCATTACTTTAGCGTAACAGAACCAGGACCCAGTTACCTAAGACCCAATATATTTGGTCCTGGTGTATTTGACAAAGACTTTGATCTTATACTATCAATTATGCCGAACAACACTGATCAGGATAAATCAGCAGTTAAATACATGTCTGGTATTGCAAATCAAATTAAAAACAGCACAATTAATACAGTAGAAATCAACAAGTTATTTGTGTTTTTAAATGAAAATGACCGTCGTAGAAATTCCAATTGGAAAACTCTTTTTCCCTGGTTAGTGGAGTTTGAACAACGTGTGGTATAACCGTATTGTTAGTGATTTAAGTACAATTCCTGATTTTATACAGTTCTACGAGTCTGAAATAACTTTAGCTAAGAATGAAATAGCAATCAAAGGTAATGTAGAAAAAGCTCTTAGTAGCTTACCTGGCGTTACCGAGCATAGATTTAACCAGTTACAAGAGATTGAAGCAATACTAAACTATCTTAATATCCAGTTACGAAAGATACGACGTAAACACTTTCAGAAGTATTTAGAGGCTTATGCACGAGCACTAACTAGTCGCGACGCTGAAAAATATGTAGATGGTGAGGACGAAGTTATTGACTTTGAAACCATTATTAACGAAGTTGCCCTATTACGTAACAAGTGGTTGGGTATAATGAAAGGTATTGAGAGTAAAAACTTTATGTTAGGACATGTGGTCAGACTCAGAACCGCGGGCATGGAGGATGTCGTAGTATGATTGACTGGAAAGCTCGCGCGAATGAATTGATTGAAGAATACAACCTGTGTTGTCGCGCCCGCCCACATGATAATACTGTTGACATACAAATAGAAAAAGACAACTGCGGCAAATGGGCTTCCTACCTGGCCACACAGAGAAGTTGGGGTACTGACCTAGAGATAGCTGAAGCTTGCCATCAACTGGAATCTCGACTGAGAAAACTTAAAGAAAAAGTTATATTAGATATATTGACCAAATGACAACATTTAAAAATTCTGAAGCCAGCCATCAACATAGTTTACGTACATTGGATTCTTTGTACGAGTACGACGACTTCATGGACAGTTTACGAGTAGTGGCTGATATGGGTTGCGGATCAGGACTAGATATCGAATGGTGGGCTACTCGCGAAACACGTGACGATCCTCCGGAACCACACAATTATATCTGTTATGCAGTTGACATAAATCCATCAATAGTGGAAGATCGAATTAGCAATATATCAAATTTGCGAGTAATGACTGGTGATTTTGAACAAAAAATTGTGCCCAGATCGATAGACATGTTATGGTGTCACGACGCATTTCAATACGTCAAATACCCATTACAAACTCTAAAGCTCTGGAATGAATGCATGAATCCCGACGGTATGATGATAATCACTGTACCACAAATGCAGAGCTACCAATATAATCGTGTGGTTACTCGCAGTGTCAGTGGATGTTTTTATCACTACAATGCCTGCAATCTGATATACATGTTGGCAGTCAATGGATTTGATTGTCGTGACAGTTATGTTCTTAAAGAAGCCAACGATCCCTGGTTAAGCATTGCTGTTTATAAAAGCAATGTGGCACCCATGGACCCAGCCACAACTAGTTGGTTTGATCTAGCGTCTGCTGGACTTTTAAACGATAGTGTGTTAGAATCGTTGAATAGATACGGACATGTCCGGCAAGAAGAATTATTATTTAAATGGTTTGATAAAGACTTCTATTTCGTCAAGGATTAACATGAAGATTGTTGTTATATCAGGTGGATTTGATCCCATAC